TAGCTCCATTAATTTTTAAACTGTTTCTTCCGATTGTTAAATTGTTTGTATCAAATGTACTTGCTAAATCTACAAATCTTACCTCATCTCCTGTAGCAGGAGCTGCCGGTAAAGTAATTGTAAATGCCCCACCAGTTGTATCAGCAAAGATTTTATCTCCACTTAAAGCTGTGTAGGTAGTTGTTTTAGTAACCCATGTGCCACCCGATGTTTGGAGTTCATACCAATTAGTACCATCAGTGGCCAAGAAAACACTTGTTTGAGGATTAATAACATAGGTATTACCTGAAGCCCCTAGTCTAGCTGTAACCGTATATGTTGCTGCCGCATTTCGTAAAAAATATAATTTTTCTTTTGCTGTAAATTGTACGATGTGATTAGCTGCTGCATTCGTAAATATAATAGCTGCTTGTCTATTTTCATTATCAGCTTGAGTCTGTGGTCCATCAGTAGCTGTTAAAACTGTCGTAGTTCCAGATGATATATTCTTTGTATATACACCAGCTATTG